CTTATATCGAACCAGCTAGAAAATTATTTAAACAATATACTTTAATGGAAGATGCAATGTTAATCCATAGAATTGCTCGTGCTCCAGAAAAAAGAATATTTTATGTAAATGTTGGTGCCATACCTCCAAATGAAGTAGAAGCATTTATGCAGAAAACTATTTCAAATATGAAACGTACTCCATATATGGATGAAAAAACGGGTGAATATAATTTAAGGTATAACATGCAAAACATGTTAGAGGATTTTTATATACCAGTAAGAGGTAATGATAATGCAACTAAAATAGATACTACACCAGGTTTATCATATGATGGTATTCAAGATGTAGAATATTTAAGAGATAAATTATTTGCCGCACTAAAAATACCTAAAGCATTTTTAGGGTATGATGAAAATGTAGAAGGTAAAGCTACATTAGCTGCTGAAGATATTAGATTTGCTCGTACAATTGATAGAATACAAAGAATAGTACTATCAGAATTAAATAAAATTGCATTAGTACATTTATATACTCAAGGTTATACAGCAGAAAATATGACAAATTTTGAATTATCAATGACTACACCATCGATAATTTATGATCAAGAAAGAATTGAATTATTAAAATCAAAAGCTGAATTAGCTGGAACTTTATTAGAACAAGGTTTAGTTCCATCTGATTGGATTTACCATAACATTTATCACTTTAGTGAAGATCAATATGATGAGTATAGAGATTTAGCTAGAGAAGATGCTAAACGTCAATTTAGATTAGATCAAATAAAAGCAGAAGGTAATGATCCAGTTACTACTGGTAAATCATATGGTACTCCTCATGATTTAGCTTCATTATATGGTAAAGGTAGAATGTATTCTGACCCAGGTAATGTACCTGATGGCTACAAAGATGATGACCCTAAAGCAGGTCGCCCAGTTGATAGTATTACTAATAGAGGTAAACAAGATAATAATTTTGGTAAAGACCCATTAGGAGTTAAAAGAATGAAAGATACTGATAAAAATGAAGGTAGTAGGCCACTTTCAGAATTTGAAAGTCCTAAAGTAACTTACTTAAAAAACAAGGATATTTTTAAATCCTTAAATAAGAAAAAGTTAATTTTTGAAGAAGATAAAGATGATTCTAAACTATTAGATGAAACTCAATTGAAGAATAACTAATTTGTACATATTTATAAATAAATATATTTTTAATGAAAATAAAACATTCTAAGTATAAAAATACTGGTATATTATTTGAATTACTAGTTAGGCAAATAACAGCTGATACTTTAAAAGGTGATGATTCTCCTGCAATCGATTTACTTAAAAAATACTTTGTAAAAACAGGGTTGGGTAGAGAATATAAGTTATATGAATCAATATTAAAATCTAAAGTTATATCTGAGGGTAAAGCGAATTCATTAATTTCAACAATACTTGAAAATTCAAAGAAGTTTAATAGAACTTCATTGAAAAGACAAAAATATAGTTTAATTAATGAAATTAAAAAACATTATAACTTAGAAACTTTCTTTGGTTCTAAAATAAAAAATTATAAAGAAATAGCTTCTGTTTATACTTTAATAGAAAGTTATAATACTAAAGAGGTTACCGATATAAGCCAAATAAATAATAATAAAGTTACTTTATTAGAATTTCTAACAAAACAACAAATATCTAAACCTAAAGATCAATTAATCGAAGAATTTTCAGGGTACGATAAGGATTTAAGACAAATTACTTATAGAGTATTATTAGAAAAATTTAATGATAAGTATGATAATTTAAGTAAAGAACAAAAAGAAATACTTAAAGAATTTATTTATTCAATTGATTCTACACCAGCTTTAAGAGAATTTTATAATAAAAAAGTTAATTTATTAAAAGATATTTTAGCAGAGCAATCTGAAAATATAAAAGATAAAGCTACAAAGATAAAAATTACAGAAGTAGCAAAATTGTTAACTGAATTAAGCAAAACAGATAAGGTAGATAATGATAATTTAGTTGATTTGTTACAATATTATGAACTAGTAAAAGAAATTCAAGTAGCAAATGGCAAAGTACAAGTTTAAACTTAGCGAAATGTCTAAAACAGCATCACCTGATGATGCTGAAAAAGAATTAGGTACACCTAAAAGAAAATTTCAAGTAGGTCAAATTACCTATAGTGATGACGGTACATCTTCCTCAGAAATTACTAATATAGATCCAGTAACTGGTGCAGTTAGTTGGAAAATTACTCAATTACCTGGTTTTGAAAAGTTATATGATGAAATGGATGATTTAGTTGATGTAGCTAAAAGAGTTTATGTTAAAACTAAAGATGATAAAAAGTTTAGAGAATTTTATGAAAATGCTCGTAAATTAAGAAATTCAATTAGAACACATCTAAGAAACGAATACCCAGACCAATATAAAAGAATTACTAGAATAGGCGAAGGTGATATGGATGAAGTATCTATGTCAGGAGCTGCAGGTGCTTATTTAACACCTTATGCTTTTAGAAGAAAAGGACAAAAAGCAGATGATGAAGCATACAAAGAATTAGGTTACAAACCAGTTAAAGAAAACTTTTCGGCTGGAGGTAGATCATTAGGATATTATGAAGAAGATGATGTTAATATTGATGAAATTATTGACTTAGTACATGTTAAAGAACCTGATGGTTCATTATATGGTACAGGTTCAATAGTAAAAGTAGAAAAAGATAAAACATGGGTAAGATTTGATGGTGATACTATTAAAAAATTTGATAGTAATAGAGTAGTACCAGTACAAGAAAGCCAAGATCCTGGAGCAAGATTAGGTCCTGGTCCAAAAGCTGGTCCTGATGGGGTTAATGATAATTACTATGTAAAAGCATTTAAATATAAACTAGTACCTAAAAATAAAAAAGGTACATATGTACAACCTCCATCAACTCTACCAGTCCGTAAACTTTGGAAATAGGGTTAATATTTATAACATGAATAATAGAATTAAGGAAGAAGAAGATAAATTAGAAAAATTTCAACAAAGTCGTATAGATGCCTTTGATGAAATAGAAGGCAATTTAGATGTACTTAAAAAAAAATTAAGACAAGCTAAAATTGCAACAGTAAAATATTATAGACAGGATGAACCAAAAAGTTATTCTGTAGTATACGGAACAGATTTAATTAAAGATTATTTAAAAGACATTGAAACATTGTTAGAAAATTAAAATATGAAAACATTACAAGAACAATACAATTTAATCAAAGAAGGAAAAGGTCATAAAGACGTATTCTTAAAGGAAGCTAAAAATAAATTTCCTAACATGATTAATAAAGCAGCTACTTATGATCAGGCTACACATATCTTAAAGAAAAGAAATGTAATAAATGAAAATTATATTGATATGAAACCACTTAATACAATAGAAGGAAGAGCAAAAGAAAGCTGGGAAACTAAATTTAATCAATTTATTAATGAAGCAGGAGAAAAATCATTAAATCCTATAGTTAATAATGATTTAAAATCAAATACTAAAGAACAGGAAGAAAAAGTATCTGCGGATCCAAATTATAAATTTGAAATTGAAAATGGATCTTATGGTAATTATAAAAATGTTTCTGATGGTGTAGAAAATGTCGCTTCTAGAAATTATGATTATTCACCTAAAGTAGATAATATTAACAATGTTAATGCTCAAGAATTACAAGTAGGTATTTATGCTGAAGTAAAAAATAATCCTAAATTAACATTAGAAGAAGCTCAGGCTAAAGTAATTGCTAATTTAGCTAAAGACCCAATGCATTATGTTAAAAATGGTCAATTTGGTGTTGATGGTTTAGGTTACCAAACAGAAGCAGCTGGTTTAGGTACTCCTCAAGTAAATGATGGTAACACATATGGTGGAAGTGGATTTAGTGACAAATTAAAAAATGCTGATAATAATTGGCAAGTAGTTAAAGAACATGTTCAAAACTTAATTAGTGAAAATTATGTTGTAGGATCAGGTAATCCTAATAGTTTAGCTGCTATGTCAGGTGAAGTAATTAACCAAATGCTTAAAGAAGAAGGATTAGATGATTTTGAAACTCAAGCAGGTATGGAACCACAACCAGTAGATGAAGAATCACAATATAATGATACTATTTATTCTGAAGAAAAAGAAAAAGATGTAGAAGAAGCTAGACAAGCAGCTATTGAAGCATCACAAGAAGCAGCAGGTATGGGGGAAGATAAAAGACCAGATTACCCAGATGTAGATAAAGATGGAGATAGAGAAGAATCTATGGAAAAGGCTCTTAAAGATAAAAAGAAGAAGAAAATGAAAAAAGAAAATATAGAAACCAAATTAGCTGAAATAGGAAAAGCTGCTGAACTTACAAAAATGGAAGCTCAACTTGAATTCTTACATGATCATATAGATGAAAAAATTGAAAGAGTAAATTCAATTAATGAAGATGATAATTTAAAAGAATTAGTTGATAAAAAGAAAATGAAAGATATGCAGAGAGAAATTAAGCTTTTAGAAAAAAGAAAAGCTAAAATGGAAAAGATTTACGAAAAATCTTCAGGTAAAAAATATCAAAAGCAAGAAATGGTAGATGAAAATGAGTAACAAACAATTACTTATAGAAACTCATACCGTTAAAATTTCACCTTCTCAACTAACAGAAAACATTAGTAAAGAAAATGGAAACTTAATGGTTGAAGGCGTTTTAGCTACTGCCGAAGTTAAAAACGGTAATGGCCGTTATTATTCTAAAGATTTATGGAATAGAGAAATGGATAAGTATAAGGAACTTATTGAACAAAGACGTTCAATGGGAGAATTAGACCACCCAGAATCTTCAGTTGTTAATTTAAAAAATGTATCTCATCTTGTTAGTGATTATTGGTGGGATGGAGATAACATTTTAGGTAAAATAGAAATATTACCTACTCCTTCAGGTAATATACTAAAAGAACTAATCAAAAATGGTGTTACAGTTGGTGTATCATCTAGAGGTATGGGTTCATTACAAGATATGGGTGGAGTAATGGAAGTTCAAGATGACTTTGAATTATTATGTTGGGATTTTGTTTCAACACCTTCAAACCCAGGTTCTTATATGCATGAAATAATTAAAGAAGGTAAAGCACCACAAATATACGATTACACACGAATAAACCAAATAGTAACAGAAATACTTTGTTCTAAAGGTTCTTGTCCTGTTGTGTAATTTTAATAAATATTCATATACGTATAACCGTAATACACCATCTTTCTATATGGTGTCGAATTAAGTATAATTTTCTATTACGCTTCTTGAATAAGCGTATTTCACAAACTAAAATTTTGGGATTATGGCAACAAACAGAGATTTGCTAAAAGAGGCAATCGCCGATGCTAAAGCCGTTAAGGAAACTGCAATCGCGAATGCCAAACTAGCTCTTGAAGAAGCCTTTACTCCTCACTTAAAATCAATGTTAGCTGCAAAGCTAGATGAAATGGAAAAAGAAGACGACGTCAAAGAAGAAGTCGTTGACGAAAAAATGGATTCTAAAGACAAAGAAAAAGTGGACGAGAAAAAGGATAAAGAAGATCTAGATGAAATGGACGCTGTTAGCTGGAATGACAAGAATAACCCTACTCGAAGTAGTTCTGTATCTTTAAAAGACCCTAAAAAGGTTGGACAAAGTACTTCTAATTATTCAATTAATGAAGAAGAAGAAATCGATGAGGAAATTAATCTTGACGAGCTACTAGCGGAACTCGATGAAGCTAAAAACGATTCTAAAAAAGGTAACAAGGAAGAACAAAAACGTATGGAAGGCGCTATCAGAGATGACAGAGATCACATAAAAGATCTTGAAAAAGACATCAAAGATAACGAAAGAAAGCTTAAGAAATTAAAAGCTGACGAACCTAAAGACATTAATGAATCTGACTCACCTTTAGATGAAGCAAAAGACGACAAAAAAGACGACAAGAAAATGGATGAAGCGAAAGCTGAAGACAAAGAAGACGTTAAAGAAGATGCTCGTACTGATGCTGAAGAAGAAGGATACCTTGATGGAATGAAGGACGAAAAAGAAGATATGGACGATAGAGATATTGATCTAGAAGACATGTCTGAAGACGACCTTAAAGGATTTATCGAAGATGTCATTAAAGACATGGTCATCGATGGCGAAATTGAGCCAGGAGATGAATTTGTTGAAGACGAAGTTGAAGTCGAAGACGTTGAAGACATAGAAGTCGAAGACGAAGTTGACGTAGACGTTGAAATCGACGAAGCCAAAGAAGACGAGGATGTGAAAGAAGGCTACGGCAAAAAGTACGAGGAAGACGACGTTAAAAAAGAAGAAATGTCCAATCCAGTACAACGTAGAGGTGACTCTGAAAGAAGAAAAGGTGGAAAATTCTCCGCTGAATCAGAGCCTGAACGTGAAACCGAGAAAATGCGTAAGATGGAAGAAGATCTTGAGGCAGCTATTAATTCAGTAAATGAATTAAAATCTGAACTTAATGAGGTTAATTTATTAAACGCTAAACTTCTTTACACAAACAAAATCTTTAAAGCTAAAAACTTAACTGAAGGTAAAAAAGTTAAGGTATTAAAGGCGTTTGACAAAGCTAAGGATGTTAGACAAGCTAAAACAATTTTTGAAACATTATCTGAAGGTTTATTAGATAAATCACCAGTTAATGAATCAATTAAAGGATCTGCGAGTAAAGCTACAGGTTTAGAACCAAAAGCTTCAAAACAACCAATTGTAGAGTCAAATGACATTTACAACCGTATGCGTAAGCTAGCGGGATTAATTTAAAATTTTTATTAACCTATTAAATTTAAAACGATGAGTTTAAATTCTTTATTAGAAAGTGCAAACCCATACCACTCAATGCAGAGTGATGCAGCTAAATTAGCTGGAAAATGGGAAAAAACAGGTCTTTTAGAAGGTTTAGATGGTGCCCACAAAAATAATATGGGTATTATTCTTGAAAACCAAGCTAAACAACTTGTTGTGGAAAGTTCTCAAACAGGTGGAGGTTCTGCCTCTTCAGGTACTTTCCAAAGCCAAACTGCCGTTAATATCGGTGGTCAATGGGCTGGAGTTGCTCTTCCATTAGTAAGAAAAGTATTTGGTCAAATCGCTGCAAAGGAATTTGTTAGCGTTCAACCAATGAATCTTCCTTCTGGTCTAGTATTCTTCTTAGACTTCCAATATGGTAATGATAAAGCTCCTTTCTCTTCAGGCGATAGCCTTTATGGAAATGGATCTTCAGCATTAAACCCATTTGGAAATGATTCACAAGGTGGACTTTACGGTGCAGGTAGATTTTCATATTCTACTCAGCTTACAAGTTCAAAAATCACTTCAGTTGATGTAGTATCAGGTTCTTGGTCTGACTTTGATTTCAATTCAGATTATTCTGGTTCTGCTGCGGCAATAGCTGCTGACTGGAGAGTGGTAACATTCAATACATCATCTATTCCTTTTGTAGATCCATGGGCTGTTAAGTCATTTGGAATATATTCAGGTTCAAGTTATACAGTAGCTGGATCAGGAGATGGTGGTATGCAATTACCAGCATTTAGTAGATATAACGGTGGTTCTACAATCGCATTTGTAGTTTCAGCATCTTATCTACCAAACAATGATACAACTGATATTTTCACTGTATCATCTTCATTACAACCTACTGATAGATACAGAGGTGACTTTGAAGCGGGTAACCCTAAACCTAACGTAAACAATGATCAAGGAAATGGTGCTAACGGTGCTATTACTGGATCAGGTGGACAAGGTTGTTGCCCAGAGCAGGTAATTCCTGAAATCAACGTACAGATGAAATCATCTGCAATCGTTGCTAAAACTAAAAAGCTAAAAGCTGTTTGGACTCCTGAGTTCGCTCAAGATCTTAACGCTTACCATGCACTAGATGCTGAAGCTGAATTAACTTCAATCTTAAGTGAGTACATTTCATTAGAAATTGACTTAGAAATCTTAAGTATGTTGATTAATGCTGCTGGAGCTGGAACAGAAGTATGGTCTGCTGAAAATAACAAAGCGTTTACTTCTACAACTGGTAACGGTGTTGTAACTGACTTAGGGTTCTATAACTCTCAAGGACAATGGTTCCAAACTTTAGGAACTAAAATCCAAAAGTTAAGTAACATCATCCACCAGAAAACTCTTAGAGGTGGTGCTAACTTCTTAGTATGTTCTCCAACTGTAGCTACTATCCTAGAAAGTATTCCAGGATTTGCAGCTGATTCAGATGGTGATGCAGCTAAGATGAATTACGCTTTCGGTGTACAAAAAGTCGGCCAATTAAATGGTAGATATAAAGTATACAAAAACCCTTATATGACTACTAACGTAATCTTATTAGGATTTAGAGGAGGTCAATTCCTTGAAAGTGGTGCAGTATTTGCTCCATACATTCCGTTAATCATGACTCCATTAGTATACGATCCAGACACATTCGTGCCTAGAAAAGGATTGTTAACTAGATATGCGAAGAAAATGGTTAGACCAGAATTCTATGGTAAAATTGAAGTTAGTGGCTTAAACACACTATAATCAATAGTTAACTTTGATTGACAAAATTAGCCCCGCATTGCGGGGCTTTTTTTTTTATATTTATAATAATAAGAACACTTTTAATATTTATAACAAAATAATTTAGTATGAATGTACCAATTTGGCCAGGTTCAAGTTCTTTTGCTTCAGGTTCTGGAGATACACCATTTGGATTTTATGATGCACAATCAGATTTTCAATCAGATGCAGATAAAGTAGCTGTATTTTGTGCAAATAGATTAGGTTATCCCTTAGTTGATGTTGAATTACAATCAGGATCTTTTTATACAGCTTTTGAAGAAGCTGTTACTATATATGGTAATGAATTATATGCTTATAAAGTTAGAGATAATCAATTAACTTTAGAAGGATTACCTACTAGTTCAGTATTAACACAATCTTTAATAACCCCAAGTTTTGAACCAATAGTAAGACTTACAGAAATGTATGGTGCTGAAGCAGGTTCAGGTGGTAATGTACCTTGGTATTCTGGTTCATTTGCTTTAGAAGCTGGTAGACAAGATTATGATTTTTCAACTTTTATGGTTGATAATGACATTACAGGTTCAGCTGCTGAATTTGGTATTGAAGTAAAAAGAGTATTTTATCAACCACCTTATCCTGCATCTGCTTTATTTTTATCACCTTATAATGGGTTTGGTTTTGGAGGAGCAATTGCTGCAGGTATAGCTGGAGTTGGTGGATTTGGAGGTGATTTTGGATTTTTAATGATGCCATTAAATTACGATATGCAAGTAATCCAAGCAATTGGAATGAATCAAATGGTAAGAAGAAGCAATTATAGCTTTGAAATTCATAAAGATAAATTAAGAGTATTCCCAATACCAATGGCTAATGGGGATAAAAATTATACTGGTCAATTAAGAAAAGACCGAAATTTAACAATTACAGGAACTATACCAACAACAACTGTTAACCAAACTTCTGGTTCTTTTGCTTTAACTGGTGTTTCAGGTAGTGGAGCTACAGCTGATATAACTTCTTCAGGTCTTAAAATATCAAAAGTTACTGTAGTTGCAACTGGAAGTAATTATGTAAAAAATGAAATTTTAACAGTAACATCACAATCACTAGAATCAGCAGGATTTGGTACTGTATCTAATGATCTTACTATTAAATTAAGTAATAGTGATATTCAATATACTTGTGGTGCTGGTAATATTTGGTTCCAGTATATTATTAGAGATGAAAGAATAAAAGGTTCAGTTAAAAATTTACCTGATAGAGTTACTAATGTTTCAAATGCTCCATATGCTAATCCTAATTATGATTATATTAATTCAATAGGAAGACAATGGATATTTGAAATGACTTTAGCATTATCTAAAGAAATGTTAGGTTATGTTAGAGGAAAATATGCTAGTATACCAATACCAAATGCTGAAGTAAATTTAAATCAAGGTGATTTAATTTCAGCAGCTACGGCAGAAAAAGTAGCTTTAATCGAAAGATTAAGAAACTATCTTGATGAAACATCAAGACAAGCATTATTAAATCGTAGGGCATCTGAAGCAGAAGCTAAAATGACTGAGCTACAACAGGTTCCTTACACAATTTATATAGGATAATATGGCAATGTTTACCACCCAAAGGGATATGTCTCTAGTTAGGAAACTAAATAGAGAATTAATGGGTAATATTATTACTCAACAGTGCTCTGTTTATCAGTTTAAATTAGAAGAAACAAAAGTTAATTTATATGGTGAAGCAGATCAAGAAAAATATTATGATGGTCCCTTTATTTTTAATGTTCTTATAAATAGAACAAATGAACAATATGCTGAAAATATAGAAGGAGTACAATTTGGTCAGCCAATTGAATTTTATTTCTTTAGAGATGATATAAAAGATGCCGATATTTTAATTAGAGTTGGTGATATTATATTATATCAAGAAAGTTATTATGGAGTTCAAAGTACTGTAGCTAACCAATATTGGGGAGGAAAAAATCCTTCTTATCCTAATAATATAAATCCATTAAACCCAGGATTAGAAAATTATGGTAACAACTTATCAGTATTAGTTTCTACTTACTATATACCAGCTGATAAAGTTGCTATCTCACCTTATCAAGAAAGAATGTAATGGCAAGACCTAGAAAACCCGTACCGAAAACACAAAGACAATTAAGTATTGAAAAGCAACAAGCTTTTAAAGGAATTGAAGACAGAGGAGATGTAGGTAATCCTAATTTTGCTGATGATAACTTTAATGCTAATTCTCAGGCAACAGGTATAGAGCATAATAGATCAACTCAAATGAGTTTTAAGGAGGATACAACTAAACAATATTCTGTTGGTATCCAAGATTTAGATGAAGCTGTATTTTATTATTTCCATAATGTAATAAAACCTTTTGTAATGCAAAATGGAATAAGAAGAGAAGTACCTGTTATTTACGGTGCTCCTGAAAGATGGAAATCATTTCAAAGAGATGGATATTATAGAGATAAACAAGGTGCAATTATGTTACCTATTATTGTAATTAAAAGAGATACAATAACAAAAGATAGATCAGTTGCTAATAAATTAGATGCAAACTCTCCAAATTTATATGGCGTATGGCAAAAAAGTTATAGTGCAAAAAACTTTTATGATAATTTTTATACTTTAAATAATAGAAAACCCGTAGATGTTTTTCATGCTGTTGCTCAACCTGATTATGTAACATTAGAATATAGTTGTTTAATACAAACTTATTATATGTCCCAATTAAATAAAATAATTGAAGCATGTGAATATGCTTCTGATGCATATTGGGGCAATCCAGAAAGATTTAAATTTAGAGCTTTTATTGATTCATTCACTACAGCAACTGAATTAGTACAAAATCAAGATAGATTAGTTAAAGGTACTTTTGGTATTAGATTAAGAGGATATATTATACCTGATACAATTCAAAAAGAATTAAAATCTATGAAAAAGTATAATTCTAAAGCAAAAGTTACAATAACTAATGAAGTTGTACGTGATATGAGGGATTTAGACCCAGTAAGAAATCCTACATTAGATGGTAGAAAAAGAAGTTAATTTTAACAATTTTTTGATATATTTATAACCAAATATAGAATATTATGTCAAATAAGTTATCGCAAGAAGAAGTTTCATTATTAAATAGTTACCAAGCAAAAAATAATGAGATAGTATTCGGTTTAGGAAACATCGAATTAAATAAGATGATTCAAGCTGAACAAAAAGAGGAGTTATTTAAAGAATTTAAAAAACTTCAAAAAGAACAAGATATTACTGCTAAAGAGTTAGAAGATAAGTACGGTAGTGGTAATATAAATTTAAAAACAGGAGAAATAATTCCAATAAAGTAAATTTTTGAAATAATTTCTCATATTTATAACAAAATAAATAACAAAATATTTAATATAAGAAAATGGCAGAAACATTAATATCTCCAGGTGTATTAGCAAGAGAAAATGACCAATCATTTATCCAGCAAAATCCCGTCGAATTTGGTGCCGCTATTATAGGACCAGCTGTAAAAGGACCAGTTGAAATACCTACACTAGTTACTTCTTTTAGTGAATACCAAGCTATATTTGGTACAACTGTAGAAAGTGCTTCTAGAGAGTATGGATATTTAACTTCCGCTGCAGCTAATAACTATTTTAGACAAGGAGGCACGTCACTTTTAGTTACCAGAGTTACTCATGGTGAATTTACAGCTGCATTTACTTCAGGAAGTACTGCAGGTTCAGGTAATTCAGGTATAATGAATACAGCTACTTCAGAATCATTACAGATTCAAACAATTTCTGAAGGTGCTATAATGAACAATTACCAAGCAAATGATTCTGCAGGTGGTACTTTAGCTTCAGGTTCATTAGATAATGTTAGATGGGAAATATCAGGTGTTAATACTGGTTCAGGTACTTTCTCTTTAATCGTAAGACAAGGTAATGATACAACTAATCAAAAATCAGTATTAGAAACTTGGAATGAATTATCCTTAGATCCATTTGCTCCTAATTATGTAGAAAAAGTAATTGGAAACCAATCATATAATATTAGACAAGATGGTTCAGATTATTATGTACAAGCTTCAGGAAGCTATGTAAATAAAAGTAAATATATTTCTGTAAAACAAGTATTACTTCCAACACCTAATTTCTTTGATAATAATGGTGTTGCATCAAGTGGTTCATTTAATGGTGTATTAACTTCTTATACAGAATTTATACCAGTTGCCGGTTCAGGTTCATTTACTGGTGCTGTAGGATATAATGTACAAGCTGTAACATCACCTATGAAGTTTAATCAAGATATTAGCAATACTAATATTCAAGGATTAACTGCTACAGATTATTCACAATCAATTTCATTATTAAATAATCAAGATGAATATAACTTTAATGTTATAGTAGCTCCAGGATTAATTGCAGATTCAACATATACTGCTCACGTTACTCAAGTTAATTCTTTAGTTTCATTAGCAGAAAATAGACAAGATTGTATTGCAGTAATTGATGTTTCCAAATATGGAAGTACAGTAGCTGCAACAGTTAATAGTTCAACAGCATTCGATTCAAGTTATGCTGCTACTTATTGGCCTTGGTTACAATCAATTGATCCAACTAGTGGCCAGACAGTTTGGTCGCCAGCTTCAGCGTTTATACCGGGTGTATATTCATTTACTGATGCTTCATCGGAACCATGGTTCGCTCCAGCAGGTTTAATTAGAGGTGCGCTAGGTAACGTAATAAGAGCTGAAAGAAAATTAACATCAGGTAATAGAGACACTTTATATAGTGCTAATATAAACCCAATAGCTACATTCCCAGGAAGAGGAGTTGTAGTATTTGGACAGAAAACATTACAAGTTAGAGCAAGTGCTTTAGATAGAGTAAATGTTAGAAGATTATTAATCACATTAAAAAGCTTCATAACTCAAGTATCAGATAACTTAGTATTTGAACAAAATACAATAGCTACAAGAAATAATTTCTTAAGCCAAGTTAACCCATACTTAGAATCAGTACAACAAAGACAAGGATTATACGCGTTTAAAGTTGTAATGAATGAAACTAACAATACACCAGATGTAATTGATAGAAACGAATTAGTAGGTGCGATTTATTTGCAACCAACTAAAACAGCTGAATTTATAATTTTGGATTTCAACGTACTGCCAACAGGAGTTGAATTCCCAGCGTAAAAAAATAAAAATAGAATATTTATAACAAGAATAAATAATTAGATAAAATGGCAATATTAGACCCAAACGAAATATTTTACACAGCTTTTGAGCCAAAGCAACAAAATAGATTTATCTTATATGTTGATGGAATTCCTTCTTACCAAATTAAAGGAGTTGGAGCTGTTTCACTAACACAAGGTACAGTTCAGTTAAACCATATTAACGTTGCAAGATACGTAAAAGGAAAAACTCTTTGGAATACAATTTCAATGACATTATTTGATCCTATTACACCGTCAGGAGCTCAAGCGGTAATGGAATGGGTTAGATTACACCACGAATCAGTAACTGGTAGAGATGGTTACAG